GCAATCCTGTATCATCGGGCGATCGAGTAACGTTTGCAGACCTGAAGGAGGATTCTCTCCTACTAAAGCGACAGAACTATGAAGAACTGAAGAAATTAATAGGAACGAGCCCTCGAACACCTGTGTCTTATATAGGTCGGTATGACTACGAATACGATCCGGAATTGGTCAAGCACCTCACAAAGCCGATCCCCGTGGCTAAAGGGTCAGTAGATACCAGCTTTCTTCGCCAAGCAGAGAAAGTCCGTGTCTGCAGGTACCACACCATGGGTGAGAATCAGAAGGAGGGGCATGTGTCAATGAAACAGACGTATAAAGTAGCACAGCGAGACAAGAAGTTGATAGAAGTATGTCTCAGAAGCGGAGTAGCATCCGAGGACATTTTCCGACTCATATATACAACTGGAGATAAGACCGGGTTTGGCTATAGATTGAAATTGTGGGCGACGAAGAGAGTTCCCAATCCCGAGAACGAGATGAAACAACTTAGTGTGAACTTTGAAGATATTAGGAAACTTCTACCCGTGGACATCGATGGGTTACCGGACTGGAATGGAGACATGGATGCCTTTCTGGCAAAAGTGACAGTCAATAAGTCCTCAGGGGCTGGACCCCCTTTTTATCGAACTAAAAGGGTCTGCCTAGACGAGTGCTTTGACGTAGTCGCTGAGTTAGTGAAGGAAGCCGACCAAGACCACCTGGCTCAGTTTCTTCGAGAGAACGAAGAATTCTTGATAAGCCAGTGTAAGAACAAAACAGACCGATACCCTCCGGAAAAGTTAACAGAAAAGACTCGTCCCTACTTTGCTTTTTCCTTTCCTGTCCAGTTTCTATGTTCAGCCCTCAATCAGCCATTCACCAAAAACATGTATTTGTTTACAGAGAGAGGCTGCAATGCGTGTGGATTTTCCTACGCTAATGGAGGCGGACAAGAGCTCCTGGACTGGATGAGAGAGACCAAAGAGGGGGAGATAAAATGCTGTATGTATGGAGATGACTGGAGACTCGTGTGGAGGAAAGATGGAGTGTTGTTTTCCAACTCTCCAGATTTTCAATGCATGGATGGGTCAGTACACAAGCGAATAGCAGAGGAGTATGTTAATTATGTCGTGGCGTGTTTTGAAAAGAAGTGGGGTTCTAACAACTTTTGGAAGTTCATCGGCGAAATCTGGAAGAAACAATTGGTAGGTACAAAGTTCTATGTAGACGGCTCGCAACCATATGAGAACGATTCAGGTCTTCTCACTGGTTGTGTTGGAACAACAGGAGTGGACACATTCCTCTCGGCGACAGCTTTTGCTTGTCTCCTTGAGAAACGACACCACGGCCTAGATCTCATGGATACTGAGAAGGTGGGGGCGTTCCTACTTTCTGCATTCGGCCTAAAATTGAAAGGAACAACATACGAGTGGAACATAGTCCAAGAAGACTTAGACGAAGGAGAACAACCGAACACTCAAGAGTTCCTTGGAGTGCAGCTTAAAATGATACAAGGTGGAAGACAACTGGAGGCAATTCCCTATAAAGAGGAATCAGACCTGATTAGTTTGATTGCGAATGCCAGGGTGCCTGAAGAAATTAGAGACCAAAAGAAAACTACTGGTCGTGCTAGGTATCTTTTTGACTGTGCTCGAGGGTATATGATCACTGCTGCATTTCTGCATGAAAAGACCTGGAACATATGTTGCAGATTGATTGAAAACACCAATACAGAGATAATATGTATGCGTGTGCAGACTGGAAAGAAAGTGAATGGTGAGTACGTAGGTGACAGTCCGGAATTAAAGGAGTTGGCAGGAGAAGACTTTGAATGGCCTTCCAGCGATGGTTGGCCGAGTAGAGACTTCTGTATCGACGTTTACCTTTCTGAAGAAAATCGGAAAGGAGGAGCTTGGATAGACTGTGTACCCGCACTGCGAGAGAAGATGGATGAGGTGAGAAAGTTCAGGAGTCTGGCGAATGCTGTCAGGGTACCTGCGATGGTTGAAAAACCAACCACAGGGTCCTGGGCAGAAGAAACAGAGGCAGAACAGTCTCAACAAAAGGTCACCTTAGCAATAGATCGGAAAGTTGATCCTCAAATTGATCAGGAAGGATACGTAAGAGAGTTTTTGAGCGAGAAAACCCCATTAATGAAGCCGGCCAAGTTGCCGAAGGAGTTCGTGAAGTACAGCAAACACGTGCAGACGGTCCCCAAAGAGAAGAGAATAGAAAAGGCAGTGCCGGAAGGAGCAGAGCAGTTTCATCGGGAGTATGTGCCCCTTGTTACCAATCTGGCACCTGGGAAGTGCGCCGAAGTCTTGATATCGTTGGGCTGGAGACCAAGCCCTACCTCTTCCTATTGGGAGATGGGAGAGTTAGTTGCGGTTGATCCGCGGAACTGGACGAGGGCGGAGTTAGACCATCTGCCTGGCCAATCGAGTGGTGCAAAACCTAAATCGAAAGCACCAAAGGTAGTACAGAGAGAAGAATCCTGGGCGGAAGTTCCCTCAGAGATTGTTCTCTCTGACCGTGAAGCGGATGTAGTGAGTAAAGTGTCGTACTCATTTGTCAACGCGGGATACATCCTGAAAGTGGAGAACGAGGTAATAGGGATGTCACCTAATCCCTGGATAAAGGCCAAGGTTAGCTATCGTGGGACTGGAGTAACTGTCGGCGAAGGTTACGGAGTCAATAAAAACGCTGCAAAGATCGCAGTATTCGAGTTAATGTTAAAGAAAATAGAGGCAAGAGAAGATGATCCTACATCCAATTTACCAAATTTAAAAGA